CTATCTTAATGAGATATGAACCTGGTAAATCTTATGATTCAATTCATTGTGAAAATGGTGGAATATATTATAGTAAAAGAATATTTGCATGGATGATATACCTTAATACTATTAAGGATGGTGGAGGAACAGAATTTATACATCAAAATAAAACACTATCTCCTATAGAGGGAGATATGTATATATGGCCAGCACACTGGACACATATGCATCGAGGAGTGGTTGCTCCTAATGATAGAAAATATCTTTTAACTGGTTGGGTGTCATTTAAAGATATATAATAAAAACAAGTGAATGAAGCAAAAGTTAGAATGTTAAAGATGGAACCAATTAAAGTGAGGTGTAAATCCTGTGGTAAGGAGATAAGAGCAGCTGCAGGAAAATCAGTTTGTTGTGGTTGTGAAAATATGACAACCATTAAAGGAGATGTTATATCTGCTGTTGATTTAAGTAAAGTTATTATGCTGAATACATACACAACAAAGAAAGATAGTGGTATATCACAAGAGCAAATTGAGTGGCAAGAACAACGTAGTAAACGTAAAATTCGTAAGTTAGACTTTGAAGTTCGCTAAATAATTGTACTTAGACCAGAACTCACCACTCTTTTCTATACGTGAGGAGGTCATAAGGGAAGATTTTTAGAGACGAATGGATATCAAAAAAGAACTCGATGAAGTTCAAAAAAAGATAGACGAAATTAAGAAAAGTCAGGAAACCCTCAAGAAGATCGCTGACTTACAGGAAAAACAAGACAGAAAGATGGCGAAACGACCATATAGTGGTGGTTATGAGATGATATGATATAATACATATTAAAAAGCAATCCGATATGTTCAAAGCACTAATTACAGAGTTTCCTCTGTCTGATGTTCCCAAAGAGAGAACAGTCACGGAGGAGAAGATACGGAAGTATACCTACACCAAAGATGAAGTAGATGTACTTATTTCTGCTGCTGTAGAGAAAGCAGTTGAAGAAGCAAAGAAAATTGATGACGAATCAATGGCAAAACATAATCGTGATGCCACTGTGATAAGTATGATTCTTGGATTCACTACGCTTGCTTTATTTGTAGATGGATTATTAAGAATGTTTGGAATCATCCCACCATTTATGGATTTAGATGTTAATATATTAGATAAGATAGAAACTGATATTATTGATAAGATAAGACAGGTTCCGATTCAAAAAGTTTGGCCATTTAGATGAACGACATTTCAGTTTTTATATACCTCATGTGCTTTGCAGCCGTGTTCGGTATGACATGTGTATACATGTTTATGATGATGAGGTCTACAATCTCTGAATTTGATAAGAGAACAGTAAAATCATATGGTGATGCTAAGAGAGCATACAGACCACCAGCACCACACCCAGAGATGGAAGGTATTAAGTATGGAGAAGAATTATTAGTATTTAATCCAGAAGAAGAAGATGACGATGATGATGGAGATATCGTAGTGCGACGCTGACAGTTTATGAATCGTCCACTTGACTTATAAGAGAAAGAACCCTATAATATATTTGTAAACTATAAAAGCAATGACGCTTCCTGCTAAATTCAGAAAAGATTTGAGCACTCTTCGTGCTGCCACAAATAGAGAAATTTACTTGGACATTAAGAATCCAAAACTCTACAAAAAACTTGCAAGATATTATGTAAGTGAAGGTATGTGCAATCTCTCTGGAGAAGATCCAGATGCAGATTACAACACTGTTCTTGAATGTATTGCGGAGGATTTAGAATCATGATTGAAGTACTCGTACAAAACGATCCATACAGGTATGTCAAAATGCCTGATCTGTTAGAGAATGGTCAACCAGACTATCGTATTCAGAAATGGAATAATCACAATGGTTACAAAGACATGTATCTGTGTGATAATTTTATGCAGATGAAAACTGCGATTGATGACTTTGAATATACAAAGTGGTTAGATCCTGCAGGTGTCCCTTGCTACGTACATGATGTCTAAAGTTGCCTTAATTACAGGTATCACAGGACAGGACGGTTCTTATCTTGCTGAACTTCTACTAGAGAAGGGATACGAGGTACACGGAATCGTCCGTCGTGCTTCCCTGATAAACACACACCGTATTGATCACATCTTTAAAGATCTTCATTTACATTATGGAGACTTGACAGATGCGACAAATATAATTGGTGTCATCAAAAAAGTTGAACCAGATGAAATTTATAATCTTGGTGCACAAAGTCATGTCCAAGTTTCTTTTGAGACACCAGAATATACTGGACAGGTAGACGGACTCGGAACACTTCGTGTGTTAGAAGCAGTTCGTCTTCTTGGTATGGAGAAGAAGACTCGTATCTATCAGGCATCTACGTCTGAACTTTATGGTCTTGTACAAGCAACTCCACAGACAGAAACAACACCTTTCTATCCAAGATCACCTTATGGTGTTGCTAAATTATATGGTTACTGGATAATCAAGAACTATCGTGAATCATATGGTATGCATTGTAGTTCTGGTATTCTATTCAATCATGAGTCACCAAGAAGAGGAGAGACATTTGTAACTCGTAAGATTACAAGAGGTCTATCAAAAATCTCAACTGGTAATCAGCATGAATTAATATTAGGAAATCTAAATGCTAGAAGAGATTGGGGTCATGCAAAAGATTTTGTAAGAGCAATGTGGTTGATGCTACAACAAGATGAACCTGATGATTATGTAATTGCAACAGGCACACAATATTCTGTTAAAGATTTTATTAGAGAAGCAGCACCTTACTTTGGATTCTCCATTGATTTTAGATGGGCAAATGGAGGAGAAGTTGGGTATTGTCGAAGTCTTGCAAGAGATATAATTAAAACAGACGAAAGATATTTTCGTCCTGCAGAGGTAGAGTCTTTGTTAGGAGATCCTAGCAAAGCAAAAGAAAAGTTAGGTTGGGAACCTACAATATCATTTAATGAATTAGTTGAGGACATGTGTATCTATGGACAGTGAATCTAAAATATTTGTTGCAGGACATAATGGTTTAGTTGGTTCTGCAATCGTTCGTAATCTTGAATCAAAAGGTTTTACGAATATCATCACAATGGATCGAATCAAACTTGATCTTACAAAGTTACATGATGTTCAGATGTTCTTTGCAGTAGAACAACCAGAGTATGTCTTTCTTGCTGCTGCGAAGGTTGGTGGCATTGGTGCAAATGCAGAGTACCCTGCTGATTTCATATATGAAAATCTAATGATACAAACAAATGTCATTAGTAGTGCTGCAAAGCATGGTGTCAAAAAATTATTATTCTTGGGATCATCTTGCATCTATCCAAAGTTTGCGAATCAACCTATCACAGAAGATCAATTACTTGGTGGTCATCTTGAATCAAGTAATTCTTCGTATGCGGTTGCAAAGATTGCAGGTATTAATATGTGTCAATCATATCGAAGACAACATGGTTTCAATGCAATCTCTGTGATGCCATCAAACCTTTATGGCCCAAATGATAACTTTGACCATAATTCATCTCATGTTCTTCCTGCATTGATATCCAAGTTTCATGGTTCATTAGATAAGAGTAAAGCATGGGTAGTCAAACTTTGGGGTGATGGATCTGCAAAGAGAGAGTTTCTACATGTTGACGATCTTGCAGAAGCACTGTATATTTGTATGGAAAAATATGATGATGAAGAGATCATTAATATTGGCACAGGAGAAGATGTGACAATTAAAGAATTGGCAGAGACTATCATTGATGTAACTGGTTATGAGAATGACTATGAATGGGATACATCAAAACCAAATGGTACACCACGCAAAGTCTTAAATGTAGATAAGATAAAAGCACTTGGATGGGAACCAAAGATTGGTCTAAGAGAAGGTATTGAATCAACATATGAATGGTATAAAAACAACCTTGATTATAAGGAACCAGAACAAAAACTAAATCCAATTTCTAGATTTATGAGTTGGATGGATCAATGATCGGATTTAATGCACTCGGTCATCTTGGAAGATTTGGTAATCAGATGTTTCAGTTTGCTGCCTTAAAAGGTATTGCAAGAC